GTTTTTTTGTTTTTTCATAGTTTCCTCCTTTTCTCTTAATTGATTATATTGTTCTACTGATATATTATACATTGTCATTACGCTGCCTCCAACATTGTCATTGGTACTCTATAAATTGTACCAATAGCATTATCAATTTTAACTAAACATTTTGATTGCATTATCTTTGTAATAATACCTGGCGTCTTTTTAGTTTTTTGAACCACGTTGACTTTCATACCAATTTTCATTTCGCTTTTAACTTTATTTTTAATCATCACATTGATAATATCTTTTGTATCATTTAATTGTGATATAGTCATATTGTTTAATTGTGTCATCATTGTTGTTTTCATAGTTTGTCCTCTTTTGTTTTTCATATAATATTATAATACAGGGAATAAATAGAAAAGTACAGATAAAAATTGGTAAAATATGCATAAAAAACCCTTAATTTTAGTCATTTTTTCACTTTTTTTGTTCACCATTTGTTCTGGTTGTTCAAAAAACCTTGAAAATTGTAAAATTCTTCCAAAAATAGAGATAAAAATGGATAAAAAAAACGAATCAAAAGGTAAAATTAAGGATGCTATAGAAAATAGAGTTACATCAGCAGAAGCAAGTTGTAATTTTTAAGATAAATATAAAAAAAGTTAAAAAAAATGAAATTAAATTGTCAAAATTGTGGACATGATTGTCATTGTGACAAAATTTGTATTCAATCTAACGTAGATGAGTTCGGAAATAAGAATACATTTGATTGTTGTAAAAATTGCCGACATGAATCATACATTGATGAAGAAAAATATAACATAGAAAGTTAATTATGCCAAAAATGAGAAAATTTCTGTTTTGGAATGAAGCAGGAGATGAAAAAGAAAAAGAAGCAATGAGTTTAAAGAAGGCTGTTATGTCTGTACAGTCAGATTATAAAGATAAATTCATAAGTGTTGAATATACAACTAAAAAAGGTAAACAAATCAGTCAATCTGTAGAAATACCTATGGGAAGAAAGATTAGACAGGCAATAATATTAGAACAAAAGAAAGCAGCGGCGAAAGCAAGGTTAAATAATGGCTAAGATAGCAAAAACTCATGTGGCACATGTAAGAATGCCAAAAAAGACTTCACAAGGTAATAGTAAAAGAGTAAAAAAATCATCAATGAACAAATCTCGTAAAAGGTCGTTCAAAGTTTACAACTCACAAGGAAAATAATGCCAGGAATTAGTAGAAATGGAGAAGATAGTGCAGGTGGTGTTGCTATCGAAGGTAGTTCTAACGTTTTTATTAATAGTAAAGGTGCTGTTAGACTTGGTGATAAGGTAGCAAGTCATGGTTTGCCACCACACTCACCTACACCACCAATGACAAGTAGTTCATCTACTGTAAAAGTAAATAGTATTGGTATTGTGAGGGCAGGTGATACTGCTTCTTGTGGTCATAGTATTTCTGGCAGTTCTAATGTAAATGCTGGTTGATAACGTATAAATATAAGGGTTATGCCAAATTACGATGCAAGTAGTACAAACAATTCTAAACGAGCTTCTAGGTCTTTTAGTGATTTAGATTTAGACTTTGGTAGAAATACTGTTACTAATGATGTAAATAAGCTTACTAATGTTGAAGCAATAAAAAGAAGTGTAAGAAATTTGATTAACACTTCACACTTTGAAAGACCATTTCATCCAGAAATTGGTTCTAATGTTAGAGCAATATTATTTGAACCTTTAATGCCAATAACTGCTCTTAACTTACAAAGAAAGATACAAGAAGTTTTAGAAAATTTTGAGCCAAGAGTTAGAATTTCACAAATCATTGCAAGACCAGAATATGACAAAAACGCTTATGATGTTAGAATTATGTTTTATATCGTAGGTACAACACAACCAGTTATCGTACAAACATTTTTGGAGAGATTAAGATAAAATGCCAAGCAATAAATTAGAAGTATCAGATTTTGATTTTGATGATATAAAAGTAAATCTTAAAAGATTTTTACAAGGTCAAACAGAATTCCAAGATTATGATTTTGAAGGTTCTGGTTTTGCTGTATTATTAGATACGTTGGCTTATAACACACACTATTTAGGTTTCAATGCTAATATGTTAGCAAACGAAATGTATTTGGATAGTGCTGATATTAGAAAAAATATTGTGTCATTAGCTAAAATGCTTAATTACATACCATCTTCTGTGAGAGCTCCTATTGCAAGTATTGATGTCACAGTTAACAATGCAACTGGCACCTCTTTAACAATGACTAAAGGAAGTGTATTTACAACATCTGTAGATGGTGTTTCATATGAATATCTTACAAATGAAGATCATACAATTTCACCTGTAAATGGAATTTACAAATTTGATAATATAAACATTTACGAAGGTACTTTAGTTAATTTTAGATATACTGTTGATAGTAATGATGTTGACCAAAGATTTAAATTAACAAGTTCTAATGTTGATACTACAACTTTAAAAGTTTCTGTACAAAATAGTTCATCAGATTCTACAACAAATGTATATACACTTGCTGGTGGTTACAATGCTGTTACTGCTACATCTTTAGTTTATTTTTTACAAGAAACTGATGATGGTAAATATGAAGTTTATTTTGGTGATGGTGTCATGGGTAAAAAATTATCAGATGGTAACATTGTAATATTAGAATACATTGTAACTAATAAGACAGTATCTAATGGTGCATCGTCATTTACTTTAGCAACAAACATAGGCGGTTTTTCTGATGTAATGATTACAAATAATTCTATATCTCAAGGAGGTGCAGAGGCAGAAACAAAAGAGTCTATTAGATTTAATGCACCTTTAAGTTATGCAGCACAAAATAGAGCAGTCACTACTTCTGATTATGAATCAGTTGTAAGGAGTATATATCCTAACGCCATTTCTGTAAGTGCATGGGGTGGAGAAGATGATGAAACACCAGTATATGGTGTAGTAAAAATTGCTATCAAAGCAGCATCAGGTTCTACATTAACAGAAACTACAAAAGCAAATATTGTAACATCATTAAAACCTTATAATGTTGCATCTGTTAGACCTGTTATTGTTGATCCTGAAACAACATCTATTTTATTAACATCTAATATAAAATATAATAGCAGACTTACATCAAAATCTGCAGCAACTTTAAAATCAGATGTTATTTCAACTTTAAATAATTATAACACCACAACTTTACAAAAATTTGATGGTATTTTTAGATACTCAAAATTATCTACAGCAATTGATAATACTGATACAAGTATTGTTTCAAATATAACTACATTAAGAATTAGAAAATCATTCACACCTACATTAAGTTCATCTACAAAATACAACATTTATTTTAGAAATGCATTATATAATCCACACTCTGGACACAAAGCTATACAAGGTGGTATTTTAAGTTCTACAGGTTTTAAAGTAAGTGGTGATACAGTAAATGAATATTTTTTAGATGATGATGGACAAGGTAATGTGAGAAGTTACAAATTAGTAAGTGGTGTTAGAACGTATTTAAATAACAATCAAGGAACAATAAATTATTTAACAGGACAAATTACAATCAATTCTTTAAACGTAACTTCTATATCAAATATTAGAGGTTCAGCTTCTACAGTAATAGAATTAACTGTACAACCAAGTTCAAATGATATTGTTCCAGTTAGAAATCAAATTGTAGAGTTGGATGTTGCTAATTCAGATATTACAGTGGAGGCAGATACATTTTTAGGTGGTTCAGCTGAAGCAGGAGTAGGATATACAACAACATCTAGCTATTAATAAAAATGGCTAAGTTTACAGATAAAATATCAAATCTTATAGAATCACAACTGCCTGATTTTACTTTGGCAGATCATCCAAAGTTTGTTCAATTCTTAAAGACTTATTATTTGTTTATGGAGTCTGCAGAGTTAATAGTTACAAATATTAACTCATCAAGTGGTATTCAATTAGAAACAGAAACTAATCAACAAAACTATTTAATAATGAATAGTTCCAGAGTTGGAACACAAAGAACATTATTAGATGCAGATGATAAAATTTTATTAGAAGATTCTGCATACGGTAAATTTACAAGAGGTGAAACCATTACAGGTCAAACTTCTAAAGCAACATCTACTATCTTAACAGAAGATTTAGGTAGTAATAGACTTTTTATATCTGCACAAGATAAATTTATTGTAGGTGAAACAGTTGTTGGTTCTATTTCTAATGCAACAGCAGTAATATCAAAGTATAGACCCAATCCTGTCACTAGCATACAAGACCTTTTAAATTTCCGTGATCCTGATAAAGTAATAAGTGATTTTTTATCAAATTTTAGACAAGAATTTTTAAACACAATACCAGATGATTTATTTGATAATGTTGATAAAAGAAAATTAATTAAAAATATCAAATCTTTATATCAACTAAAAGGTACTAAAGCTGGAC